AGCGTCCATGCCATCATCATCGGAAAGAGTCTTGGGGTCGCGCAATCAACTGCAACCCTTACTCAAAGAACTGGATCAAAGGCGTACCGAGTTCCAAACTCATAAGGCAGAATCATGGCACTAGCATCAAACGCATTGACCACCGTTGCAGCGGTGAAGACATACATGGGTGTGACCACATCCACTGATGATGACCTCATTGAAACGATGGTCAACAATGTCAGTGATCAAATTGAACGATGGTGTGACAGGTCATTCGCATCGCAAACATTCACGGAGTATCTCGATGCGTATGGAACTCGCACGATTGCTGTGCAGAACCCTCCTGTTGTCAGCGTCGATCTCGTCGCTTTCAGCACACAAGATGCCATCACGGTCACGGGTGCTGTTGATTCTGATATTGCGGCAACTGTCGCAATCGAAGGCGACCAGGCCCGTCTATACCGCGTCCAAGAAGACGGGACAGAGACGGTCACCAACCTTGCATTTTCGACATACAAGACAACCACAACGCTTGCGTCACAAATAAACTCGACGGCTGGGTTCGATGCAACAGTTGTCGTGAATGCACTTTCAAAGAACATGCACCACATGGGTGGCAGAGATGTCACTTCAACAACTGCATACTTAACCGTGCCGGATGATGCTGAGAGTGAGTATCGGGTTGACTATGACAGAGGGTTCATCCACCTCAGAGCAGATGCATTCCCAAGGTTCAATGAGACCAGACGAAACAACAGGTTTCCAAACCAGTTCCAAAGTGTCTTTGTGCAGTATGTCGGAGGCTATGAAACCATCCCCAATGCACTGGTCCAGGCTGCATTTGAGTTGATCTCTGATGCATACCGTGGGAGAGATCGAGACAGAGCAATCAACAATGAGAGTCTTGGTGACTACTCATACACCGTGAGGTCTTGGTCTGAGTGGTCTGAAAATGTCCAAACTCTTCTGGGTCCATTCAAGAGGATTCGCTAATGATCAAAGCCCTGATCCAAACCAAGGGTCAAGAGATCCAAGTTCTTCGACCAGTCAGGGTCCGTGATTCCGTGGGTTCTAAAAAGACCACGTATCTGATGTTGTCACCGATCAAGGGATATGTTGCATCACGGTCAATGACAGAATCATTTGAAGGTGACAGACAGCAAGCAGAAGAGATCGCCACGCTGTATGTGAGTGGTGAATCTGACATCAAGGTTGATGACAGGTTCAAGTTGGATGACCGCACCTTTGAGATCACAGGTGTTCGCACACCCGGCATGAGAACAAACAAGGACCGGCTGTTCTACAAGATCATTGATGCAACCTCGAATGAAGGTGTGTGATGGCAAGCAAAGTCAAATTCAACTCGAAAAGTATCAACAGAAAAAACCAAGAAGCTGTGTTCAAAGGCTTGACCATCCTGACTTTCAGTTTCCAAAAGAGGCTCATTTCTACATTGAGCAAGCCAGGAACAGGCGTGAAAAAGTCCGGTGACAAGTACCCTCCAAGTGTCAGCCCCAATCCTCCTGCTGTTCAGACAGGCCGACTGAGAAATTCATGGAAAGCTGGGGTCAAAAGAAAGACCAAAAAAAGGGGCAACCCGATGGTGATTTTCAATCAAGGATCTGGGTTTGGCAAGGCTGTCAAGTATGCCGCGATCCTTGAAAAAGGTGGATCGAAAACGTTTCTCAAAAGAAGGCCATTCATCAAGCCCACCTTGCACTTCTTCAGAGGGAAGCGTGCATCAACAATCTTTTCAAGTGTGTTCTTCAAAGAACTGAAGAAGCTGGACAAGGCAGGGCCTCATGGCTAAAGCAATCGACGAAGCCATCTACGCGCATTTGATCTCAGACCAGACTGATGGCAGTGCCTTTGATCTGGTCTCTGGCCGGATCTCAGCAAGCTATGGTGACCCAGGTGATGACTTCCCAATGATCACTTTCGAGCAGGTCTCAAATGATGTCACCAAAGGTTTTGGTGGAACGGTGATGATGCACAATGCTCAATATGAAGTCAGCATCTTTGGGAGGTGGGAAGATGGGTTGGCTGATCTTGGTACGATTGCCGATAAAGTAGTAGAACTCTTCGGGACACCTGTTGAGGCAACTGGAACCAACTTCGACCGTATCCAAATGGAATGTGTCTCTGGTGCAACAATCACCAGAGATGATGAATTGATCGTCGCAACAATCAGCGTTCAAAGTATGGGCGCACAAACAGGAGGGCTTTGATGCCTATTCTTACAGGATCAGATGGACTTTGCAGCCTTGCAACTGAAAACTTTTGTGTGTTCAACACTTGGAGTGCAACGGTCACACGGACTGTTCATGATGTCACTGGGTTTGGTGATACTGGAAGAAGGCGTTTGCTCGGCCTTTTGGATGTCACTGGATCTGCTGGGGGCATCGCCAAAAATGATGCAGCGAACTCATCACCAGGACCGGGCGTTGGACTGAACGCAGCAGGTGATTCACAGGCCGACATCACTCTGACTTTCGATTCAGCACCCACGCTGACGAAGTGGGTGTTTGGTGCAGTCATTGATTCGATTGCCGCCAGTGTGACAATGGGTGGAGAAAGCACAATCACTTTCAATTTCCAACTCGCAAGTGGTGCAACCGTCACTGAGACATGGGATGAATCCTGATGCCAAACAATGGCTTTGCAACACCACTTGGATTCCGTATCTATACGCCTGACGATTGGGTCATACGAATACAGTATGATGATGGCGTTGTCTTGCGAAAAGGTGTCGATGGATCTGTTGACATGGAAGAGGCTTTGCGCGTTGCTTTGTCCTCCGTCAGACAACATGAAATACCCAAAGACATTGACGCTCGAAGGCGCAGAGATTGGAACAAGGTGAAGGCATGAGCCATCTGACAATTCAAAGAAAGTCAAAGACCATCAAGATACCGATGGCATCTGTTCAAGATGTCATTGATCTCATGGATGCAAGCTACACACGACGAAGAAAAGAGCTTGCAGATGACATGAGAGAAATGGAGATTGACGATGCGGGAAGGATCAAGGCCCTGAATGAGTTGAGAGAAAGGAAGGGTATGACCACCGATCTGATCAGAGAAACATTCACTCTTCCAGGTGCTCATGCAATCATCAGGCACATGGCCGATCCTGAAAACCTTGAAGATATCCTTGAAGAAGCACCAGATGAGATTGTTGAGCTTGCACTCAAAATCCTAGGTTTCGAGGTGGGTGAAGAATCTGCTGATGAAACCAAGGAGGAAGATGACTCGTCACACCCCGAGAAGGGCGGCGGAACTTCTACGATGAAGCTCTGACTATCGCCCAAGCAATACCCGGAATCGGAAACCCGCTGAATCTGACGATGAAGCAATTCGGGAACATCTGTGACAGTCTTTCCAACCAGATGGTGAACAATGATCCATCTGATCATCGGATGAACGTAGAAGCAGAGATGAGAAGAATTCATGGCAGCCGGTAACCTGACAGTTGAGATTGTGGGACGCATCGAGAAACTCGAAGCTGCTCTTGCAAAAGCTGAGTCTAAAACCAAGAAGACTGGTGATACCCTAGACAAAGAACTCAGCAGCCCAATGGGGAAGGCAGCAATCAAGGCAGGCAAACTCTTTGCTGCGATGGGTGCTGTTGAGGGTGCGACAAAGGGAATCACGGTTGCTGCATCAGGCATTCAAGGCTTGTTTGCTGCAATGTCTGGCGATGGTGAAAAAGCTGAAAGAGCATTCGAGGCGATGGCCGAGACTGCAAAGCAGTTGCCATTTGGTATCGGGCCAGTGGTTGCTGCATTTGAACAAATGCTTTTCACCGTGTCTGGTCTGAATGAGGTTCTCGCAGAGCAAGAGGAGAAGCTCAAAGAGATTGCAGAGCTTGACAGACGGATTGCAAAAACCCGTGCAAGCAATGAAGCCCTTGCATCAATGGAAGCAAGGCTCGCTTTGGCCAAAGCTCAAACTGAAGAACAGCAGATTGAACTTCAGTTCTTGGCTGACAAACAAAGGATTGAAGCAGCAAATCAAAAGTTGATGCGTGATGCTTTCACTGAAGAAGGCTCAACGAGAAAATTCCTTGTCAAGAATGCAGAGAGACGGCTTGAGATTGAAATGGAATTGGCCGAGCTTTCAAGGCGACAGTCAATTCAAGCACTTGAAGAAAGGAAAGAGGCTGAGAGGCTTGCTGAACTGGCGACAATCCGTGCTGAACAAGAGCGAAAACTTGCAGAAGAACAAAGAGAGAATGAGAGAAAAAGGGTAGAAGCAGAGAGAGAGCGCATGAAACTCGAAAGAGAAGCAGAGCGCAAAAAGCTAGAAGCACAGAGAGAGCTTGAAAGAAGACAAAAAGAAATGTTGCGTGAGGCTGAGAGAGCCGCGAAAGAAGCAGCAGCAAGAGAAGAGAAAAGAAGACAGCAGCAGATTGCGGCAAACCAAGCGACAGGGACCGCATCAACTGCATTTGGATCTTTTACCTTCGGACAAGTCAGGTCAGGGACGGGTACTGAAAGAACAAACAATCACCTGGCTGGGATTGAAGGCGGGATCAAAACTCTTGTCAATCTCATTCAAACCAGCATCAGAGGAGTGGGGTTCGGATAATGCCAAGCGCAATTGAACTAATTGATGGAAGAAGTGTGAGCTTCAATGAGGGTGCTGTTGAAGCAACCAAGGCTTTCATTCTTGAAGGGTATGCTTCTGAAGATGAAGTCATCTTCAATGCTTTTGACAACAGTGTGGCCACCATTGGTGCAACTGGTGGTGAAACAACTGTCATTCCAAGAATCGGTTCAGTCCACCCGCTTCTGAATGTGCTTTTCTGCTACGCATACCAACTCGATCAGTTGCCCGGTGAATCAGACAAATGGAAAGCCGTTTTTAGATACCGAAGAACACCCGCAGCAAGTAGCGGGGGCAGCACGGGAAGCATTGGCACAGGGCCAGCCGATGTTGGTTTTGAAGAATTAAGTGCAAGAGTGTCAGGTTCATTTGCTGAACAGTACCGCTCTGACCCCGGTTCAATCGAGCCGGGTGTTGACGTTGGTGGTTCACCAATTGACCGAGCTGGTGTACCAACATCGGTGATGAGAACCCAAATGGAAATTTCACTCGCAAGAACCATGTCTGTGTTTGATCCTGGTTCATTCGCAGTATATGTCGGAACAAGAAACAGCCAATCCCTTTTCGGACTTGCAAAGGGTACTTTGGTTTACCGTGGTGCAAACATCAGCAGGCAAGAGACAAACAAGTTCACAGTGCAACACACATGGCTTTATGACTCGCAATCACATATGATTCAAACTCCAACATACAACTTGGATGGAACCCCAAAGCTCGGGAAAGAAGATGATCAATACAAGGGCAAGGCATTCCCTGTGTATCACGAACAGCCTTTCCCTGAAGGTGACTCACACACACTCTTAAACAGTTTCTAGGAGATCAGAAACATGGCAAATGAACTGACCGTGGCAGCATCACTGTCATATTCAAAGAACAATCACCAGATCACGTTCAATCCAACTCAACAACAGATCACTGTGAGTGGTACAAAACACGCGGCAGGCGTTCAAGAGATTGGTGCATCTACCCATGAAGCATTGAACCTTGGTGAAGTCAGTGCAGCAGATCAAGGATATGCCTTTTTCCGCAACATCGGCACCAGTTCTGATTCTCAAATCTTTGTTGGTGTGGATTCATCAAGCAACTTCATCCCTGTCTTTGCGCTCAAGGGTGGAGAGTTTGCGGTGATGCGTTTGCAGAACCAACCATTGTATGCAAAGACAAGTGCTGGGAACTTGCATTTGCAGTACAGTATTCTTGAGGACTAGCATGGCGGGTGAAAACCAACAATTCAACAAGGGCAAGTTTGGCAAACTAGATTCCCAAGCACTGAATCAAGTTATTCGTTCAGCGCAAGGTTCTCGCAATGATTTGGAAACGAGCCAGACTCCATTCTCAAGAGAGTCTAGGACTGCCCCTGGTTCTTTCCCGATCAAAGCAAGGATCAAAAACAAGGTCTCTCAAGATGGAACCGTTGTAGGGTATTCATGGAGAGAAGCCAACTATGTTGAAGGACAGTGGGCCGAGCAAGCTGATGGCCGTGGGTACAAAGAAGAAGAGAAGAACTATGCGATTCCTCTTGGTGTCAATGAGGAAGATTTGGTCAACACCAGTTTCGATGGTTCTTTGGTGCATATCGAGTACACCAACACATCTGATGGAATCAGGCTGTACTTCATACCCACAGCATCTGCAACAACTGCTCTTTTGCAAATCCTTTCAGCACATGAAAGCCAGCAGCAAAACCGTTTGGTTGGTTGTGGTGACTTCTCTGGTGTTCGCAAGTATGAAGTTCAGAGGATGAAAATTGATCCAACATATGAGGGCGGGGTTTCAGGTGGCCCAACAGACAATCCCTCATATGTTCCAACAGAAGATGACCCAAATGTCAGAGTTGAAAGGTATGCATTTAACGTCCTCGAAACGGGAGGTGGCACAGACCTTGGTGGTATCACCATTCTCAACCATGAATGTGAGATCACAGAATCAACTGCAAAGATCCCCGTGAATACACTTGTCATTGGGACACTTGTTGGCCTTTACCAGACCGAGCCAAAAGGTGAGGGTGATGCACAAGGCGTAGCTGATGAAGGTGGCACAAGGGTTGAAATATATGCATTTACTGTCGCCAATGATAAATGCTTCCAGTGTTGTGCTGACAACCTGCTTCGTAAAACCTCAAACCAGAACAGGGTTTCACTTCATGCTGAGTCACGGCGGCGTTCATATTCTCCATTGTCAATCTTTGATGAGATGATCAGATGATTTCAGATATCCTTTTTCAATACCATTCCACATCAGCAAGCAACACCTTGACGGTTGCTGACCTGGCATTTCAAGCTGATGATGGTGGTGCTTCAATGGTCACATCAATCTTCACTGCTTGCATTGCTGGCAATTCTTCGGTTTTCAGGATTCACCACTGTGGACCGCAAGAGACACCAGCCGCAGCCAATTGCATCATCTTGGCCAGAACGACCAACAGCACCAGCATTGTGAATGCGGTTCAAAGCATCAAATTGATTTTGAATCCTGGCGACAGGTTGTTTTGCAACTTGCACAGTGGTTCGGGCATTGCAATCACAGGCTATGGACTGAGGCCAATGAGATATGGTGCCACAACTGAACCGGCACCAAGTGTGTCTGAGATACCCGAAAGCAAAATCATTGATGGTACAGCGATGCCTGCAATTGATGTCAATGATCTTCAAAGATCAAGTTTGAACTCTGGTCGAGGCAAATATGGGTAACGCTGGATCACGAAGAAGCTCAATGTGTTGCTGTGATCCTGGCCCAGACGATGGTTGCCAAAAAGACTGTCTCAGTGATCTTGAATATCGACGCTGCTGCGGGTATGAGGGCGTGATCAATATCTATGATCCAAAAACCGGCATAAGTTCTGACTATGATTGCAGGTGGGCAAGACTCAGCATATCCAGACTTCTTGGAAACAACTATCCAATTGATTTTGGTTCGAGTTTAGGTTTCAGCAACGTGGTTGTCAGCAGATTCCCAAACAGTGCAACGCTTGAATTTCCAATATGGATTGACCCAGAAGCACCTGCTGCAATCGGTGCTGGTGGTGGATCAGTTCCAATCTTTCTTGGTTCAAAGAGAGATGAGGTGGTTCAGGCTGTCGGATACACTGGATGGAACACAGAGTGTGAAGGTTCATTTGACGCTGGTGCGGGTGAGCTATGGGATTTGGTGGGCAAGAAATGTTGCAGCGGAACATTCTGTGATGGATCAACAGTCAAGTATTTTGGACAAGGGAACATCCCTGGGTTCTGTTTGACGAATACTTGCTATTGTCAGGAATGCATCGACAACTGCGAGGGCGATGTCAACTACGTGTACAACTATGACTATCATGAAAAGCAAGGTGATTTTCAATTCACAGGTGCTGTTGTATATGCAGACCCTCTCAATATCTTTGAAAACAATGGTCGTTGTGGACCGTGGGTGAAAGTTGATCTTGTTGCACAGACAGCAGACTTTGAAGAAATAGCTCGATACACGATGCAAGCACGGGGTCAGTATTGCATCAAAGATGGACCAGAGTGCCTCAACCCAGAGGGCTGTGCAAACAAATGCCCCCGAGATGCCACATGGATCAGTGATACTGATTTCGCTTCTCAAGGTGACATCTGGCAAGAAGGAACATGCAGAGGAGACTGTGAAGAGATCCTTGACTATGACGGCTACCCTCTCACTTGTAGTTGTACCAAGGGATACACAAGTGTTGCAGGTGCTTATGAATGGAAACACTATCCCTGTGATGAGGGTGGTGGATGCCCCGAATATAGCTTTGCAACCTGCAATGATTCATATGGCCCGCCCTGCTATCTAGGACAATGCACCCCTTGTGGTGAACGAATTGCTGGCTCACACTTCAGCGTTTATTTCGACGCATAGCAGAATTGAAAATGAGGAACAACAATGAAATGGCGCAGAACAAAATATCAGTGCAATCATGTCCAAACAGACGATGAAACAAAAAGCTGTGGTTTGGGCAAGTGTGAAGGTGATGACCTCTTTGAGTGTTGTGCAAACTGCACACACTATGAAGGAAGAGATAGGGGACTCGGTGACACGATCAAGAGAGCAACCACAGCCGTAGGGATCAAGCCTTGTGGCGGGTGTCAGAAGAGGCGTGAGCAACTGAACAAGATGACTTCTAGGTTCTACGACAAGAAAGAAAAAGAATGACGATCAACTTCAACACGGCAGCGACTGGTATATTTGCAAGGTTGCGAAAGATTTTCGGCATCATCATTCGAGTCGAAGACTTTCAAACACAGATCATTGACAATGCAGACAACTCATTTCAGGAAGCTCTGAATGAATATGTCAACACTTTGAATGCCACCTCAAACACAGACCTGGACTTTGCTGACTCATTGATCTCAGGACTTGATGAGGTCAGGAACTCTGCTGGGAACCTGATTCTCAAACGCGTCATGACCGTCAGCCAAAAGACCTTGGTACGCATGGTTGATGCAGACAAGAAGTTGCCGATTCGGTCTGTTGATCGTGCTCTTGTTGAATTGCGAGATCAGATGTTAGCTGGTAGTCAGACACTCAATGCGAGTGTGACAACAGTTGGTTCAACATCAGCAGCAGGGACAGGCACTGGCACTGTGATTGTGGATGTCGAAGCTGACAATCGGTATCACTCTGGCAACGCTCAGTACCCAAGAATCCGAACCGAGACGCTCAATTTCGAGTGTGTCAGAGACAGCACTTCTGTGAATGTTCCTCGTGGTGGAGAAAGATTCATCATCAGTGGTGAGCAGCCATATCCTGCACTTGATCATCGGTGGCCAGGTGGGACAGGGACTTGGGGAACATATGCCTGCACATCTGATCTTGGTAGTGATGGACAGAGTGCAGGAAAGAACGTGCTGAGAAATAGCTCATTCAATTCCTTTGATGGTGATGCACCTGTGAACTGGGACATCGCAGTCGGTGCAGCATCATCAGAGGTCTTTGCATCAACAAGTGATGCAGCCCGTGGCACCAATTCTCTCAAGCTCACAAATGATGGATCAACCCTCATCAGGTTGATGCAGGAGATTGACTCCAAATCACAAACCGGCACCAGAGGAAAGATCAGAGCAGATGCATCAGTGGCGTTGTCGTTCTTGGTGAAGCGATCAGGCACAGGGCCATCAGCCGGTGCTTTGCAAGTTGGCTTGTTTCAGTCTGATGGAACTGCGGTCAGTGGTGCAACAACCACAGTTGCACATGGTGCGATCACCACATCATATGCCTTGAAGACATTGAGTTTCAGAGTGCCACTGAGCCTCCCCAATCCTGTGTATTTTGGAATCAAGGTCTCAACTGCATTCACATCTGGTTGCCACTTGCATATTGATGCGCTAGTCTTTGCAGAGATGCACCGAAGGCAAGCAGGAGGAGCCGCTTGTTTGATTGTCCCAGGTGCAACTGACTTCATCGTGGGTGATGAAATGAACGTCAGCCTTTCAAACGACAACGGAGGAGTCATGGAAAAATTGATGGATCGAGTTTTCAACACCTTCCATCTTGGTATCTTCATGCCGAATGCGACATCATCTGAAACGATTGCTGACCCGCCTTTGAGTTGATCTCTTTCTCTAGTTCTCTTTGTGTGCAAGGCCCCAGAGTGATTCCTCTCCTCTGGGGCCTTCTCCTTTTCCAACCACCATCCCCGATGAAGTGGATGAAAACTGGTCTTCCGAATCAGTAACAGGTGAACCCACGTATTCTTGCACACTGAAGGAGGATCTCAGATGGTATCTCTGCGAGGCCCTGAGAGGCCCTGTGAAGCCCTCAAGGACTAAAAAGGCCACACCAGTCCTTGAACCAGGCCAAGGTCCCAGAGAGCCTCTCAGGAGCTTTCCCACCTTTATAGGGTGAAAGGTGAAAATCTCAAAGGTTCATTCAAGGGTTTGCAACCTTTGAGCTGATAGGGTATATTCAGGACATGGGGAATTCACCCCAGCACACAACCAACATCATTTGAGAGGAAACCAAATGAACAACACTGAATACAACGTTAAGTCATACAAGCATGTCTCTGGCCATGATGGACAGGGATTCACTGCAACACTCCACAAAGTCACTGATGGAAAATCCAAGAAGGTTGCCACCATCTTCGATGATGGTTGGGGTGGCCCACTTCAGATTGATTTCATCAATCCCAAACTTGATGAACTCCTTGTTGAACAAGCTGAGTTTCATGCATACTGCAAGGCACAACCTGCAAGTGAGTTTGAAGGCACAACACTTGAGATGGATGCTGACCTCTGGATTGGCTTGCAAACACAAAGGATGGCAGAGCTAGATGAAATCAAGAAGTGGGGAAGAACCAAGATTGTGTTTCAACTGAAAGACACCCCAAGTGGTAATTGGAAAGCATACAAAAGGCAATGCAAGTTGTCTGACAAAGAAGGCACAGCAAGATGGGAAAGACTGCAAGTGCATCACATTCAATCAAAATTTGGTGATGATGTCAGATGCATTGCTGGAATGAGAAGCATGGACATGGTTGGCACACCAATTGATTGGTGAGCACACACACATTGAGAGGAAATCAATGACTCAAGAAATTGGATTCAGGATCTGGTTGAAGCCTGAAAGACTGAATCAAGGTGAGAACAATGGATCACTGATGACAAGTGGTGAAGTTGTTGATCATGGGACACCTGAATCATCATATGTCAATGCAGTGCCAATCCACTGGGACTGGGCATATCGCCCAGTCTCAAGAGTGAGATTGAGTGACATTGAAAGAATGTCACCCATCAGATGCAACACAGAACAGGAACCACCATGACATGGATACTGCCATCAACCATCTCAGCCTCTGCACAGGATTTGCAGGCATTGACCTTGGGATCAGAAGAGTTCTCCCAACTTGCCGAACAATCACTTATGTGGAGATCGAAGCCTTCGCAATCTGGAACTTGGTTCAAAAGATGGAACAGGGAAAGTTGGATTCAGCACCTGTCTGGACGGACCTTCACACCTTCAATGGGAAACCATATCGTGGAAAGGTGGATGTCATCTCAGGTGGATTCCCATGTCAGCCATTCAGTGCAAGCGGCCACCGTCTTGGAGTCGATGACCCAAGAAACTTGTTCCCAGCAATCAAACGAATCATCAGAGAAGTTCAGCCAGGACTTGTTTTCCTTGAAAATGTTGAAGGCATCATCACCACAAAAATGCATGGAAAAGAAAGGACATCAGTTCTCTTGCATGTCTTGGGAGAACTGGAAAGACTTGGTTTCACAGCAACGTGGGGCATGTTCTCAGCGGAAGAAACAGGAGCACCACACAGAAGGAACAGAGTGTTCATTGCAGCAGTGGCCAACTGTGACAGTTCAAGAGGCTGGGAAAATAGCTTGCAGGCCGAACTTCGGTCAGAAAGGTTTGTCAAACCACCCTGCAATTCAAGGAAAACCGACAAGAGACAAGCTGAACAAGTCAAGAGATGGCCAGCCAGACCTGAACAGGAGCAACACCATTGGGAAGAGCCAAGGACAATTGAACCCAGATTGGGTGGAACAACTGATGGGCATTCCATTGGGCTGGACAAATCCAAACACAGACTGGACAGATTGAGACTTTTGGGCAACGGTGTTGTTCCAGCAACAGCAGAAGTTGCATTCAGAACCCTTTTCACACAACTCAGAGAGGAAACACAGTGAACCAGGACAAGGATACAATTATCATCTGTGACAGATGGATGCACAGCACATCATTGAATGTGCTTGCAGTGATCACAGGAAAACAAGTCATCACAACATGCACACGCATATTGGATGACAGAGCCGAAAGCCTCGCCAAGGACGGCGTGCGCTTTCTGATTCTCAACAGAGAACTCACCAGAGAAGATCCACACAGCCCCAAAGGCACAGAACTCACAAGGGAGAGCAAAGCATGGCTTTTGCAACTTGCATCATCATCGTTGGATTTGGAATCATCAGCAGTCTCATTGGATACTTCATCAGAGCAGGAGAGAGAGAAGGAATCGTCAACACCAAGTACATTCAACGCTAGTGCTGTTGATTCAATGCTTGCATCAATTCACAAGAAGCACACAGGAGAACACAAATGACACTTGAACTTTCACCACAGGCGATTGAGGAAATCGTCGTCAACAACAACATTGCAAGGCTAGATTCAACCCAGCGATTGCAATACATTGAACACCTTTGCAACAGGCTGGGACTTGATCCACTTGCCAAACCCTTTGAAATCATGAGGCTCAATGGCAAGGAAAGGTTGTATGCAACCAAGGCTTGCACAGACCAACTGAGAGCAAAGCATGGATTGAGCATCAATGATGTTCAAACAGAGGTGGTGAATGACATCTATGTCGCCAAGGCATCTGCCTTAGACCAGGATGGAAGGACCGACTCAGACATTGGAACCGTTCAGATCAAGGGCCTTGGAGGCGACAACCTAGCAAATGCAATGATGAAGGCTGTGACCAAAGCCAAACGAAGAGTCACCCTTTCATTCTATGGGTTGGGGATGCTTGATGAGCTTGAGGTTGAAACCATCCAAGGTGCTGAGACAGGTGATGCACAAGAGGGTATCTCCAAGAAGCCTGTCAGAAAGAAGGTCACAAAGAGCAAGCCAAAGCAGATTGATTCCCAGCCACCTGATGAATTGGATGAGCAGAGCCTCATTTGCAGGCACATCGACCTTGTGCAACCAAAGGAAAAGGGTGAGCACAAGTGGTGGAACATTCAGGTTGAAGGTGATGAAAGAACATTCAGCACTTTCTCAAAGACGTTTTCTGACATGGCCGGTGACTTGTTCATGGCCAAGGAAACAGCAGATGTCTTGATCAAGAAAAAGACCAACAGTTCTGGACAGGTGTTCTGGAACATCGCTGAGATCAGCAAGCACATTTCACTTGTGGAGGACCGACCATGACCCTTTTTCAAATCACTGATGAATTCATGAGCTTGTTGTACAAGATGGAAAACCAAGCCACCACCAACGCTGGTGTGGTTGAAGATGAGATCATGGAATCTCTTGAGCAAGTCAAAGGTGACTTTGAAGAGAAGGCGAGGAACATCTGTGCTGTGATTGCTGAACTGGAATCAAAGGCAGATGCAAGGAGCCTCCACGCTCAGAGGTTGGAGGAACGTGCAAGGATTGCCAACAACTATGCCAGGAGGTTGAAGGAATACTTGCACCAGAAGATGAAAGAAACAGAGATCACAACAATTGAGTCGCCTGAGTTCACCATCACAGTTGCAAAAAATGGTGGCAAAAAGGGTCTTGAGATCGACCATGACAAACTGCCATCAGGGTACTTTGGTCAGAAGGTGGTTGAGACCTTGGACACCGATAGGATC